ATCGCTTTCAAACACATACCGACTTGCTTTTGACTCAATGGTGTATGTTTCGCCGTCGTTAGTGAATTTTAATAACCAACTTGCATCTAATTGTTGATTTGTATTATCACCAGTTTTACCTGTGTTGAAGGAACCTGTTGCATTTAAATTGTTTTCAGTAATAACTCGCCATTGCCCTAAATTTACATCAAAGCGTAGTCCGAATGTTTTGTACGAAAATATTTGATCTATAATTTGCGTTTTGACGTCTGACTCTAAACTTTGTGCTAGGAAAGGTTTTATTTCTACAAGTTTTGCAGTGCTAGGTATAATATCGTTAAAAGCAATTGGTCCTGAACCATTTTCACCTATAACAGTTCCGTTTCCTTCTACACTTATAACCTTAACCCATTTATATGTACGAGAATTTAAATGGTTAGCTTCTCCGTTCATAAGTGTTCCGTCTGGCATAAAATGTTTTCCGGCAGGTGCAATAAATTTTAAACTTGTCCCTGGTCTAATAAGTTTTAGAATACTAGTTGTGAATGTACCAAGCAACTGTTTTATACCATTTACATTTTGTAAATAACCTGTGCTAATATTTGTTTCATCAGTTGATTTTACCCAAGTTATATTTAGATCGTCTGTGTCAACTTTAGGATACTTTACAAAATAATAGTTTCGCATTGCTTTGCTTGCTAATATAGGTTCAATATTATTTAAAATTACACCAGAAACATCTATTTGTGTTAAGAAAGTAAACTTGTTTTTATTTGTAATAAATTCTTTGTATATTATACCGTCTGTACCAAATAAGTTAGTTTTACTATACTTGCCGGTAGCATCTAATAAATCAAAATATCTACTTATTCCGCTTGCAATTCTATTGACAGATTTAGTTTTTATAATTTCTTGACTTACACCTAATGGTCCAATTTGATAATCTTCGCCAGTGACTAGTCTATTTTGTGTATAATAAGTAGCAGGCGCTCTTTGCCTTATGTTTGCATTAGTTTCTGATACAGATGCATTGTCAATAGTATCTTGCAGGCTATACGTAATGCTTATGTTTTCAATTTTTCCAGACTTTGATGCATAAGGAATATCAATACTAATTCCACGCATATCTTTAGGATCAACTACAATTCTTGCATTTTTACTTGTTCGATAATAAACTCTAAAATTACCTTGCGGTAAATTTCCAAACACACCGTCTGAAAATATTAAACTTACTCTATCATCTATTCTAGTCAGTACGCTAAAAATATTTCTTATATTTTTTGACAAACTATTATAGATAACATTATTACCTTCGGTTGCTTCTACTTTTGTCCATTGTTCAATTTCATTTCCTATGCTGTCTAATTTGTAAAGCCATAAATCTGTATTGTTTACATTTGTTGCATCAACTGCTACTGTCTGATTAGAACTAGGATTAGAAACATTAAAGGTGCCTTGATCTAAAGTACCTTGTCTAAAGTGGCAGAAAAATCCTGTGTTGCTACTTGCAGGCCCACGGCCATCGTCTCTATACAAAAATGCAAAATTATTTCCTGGAAACGGTGCTTCTTCTAATATTGTACCTGCATCAATGTCTGTAGATACTACTTCAAATCTTGTAGTTGAACCGTCTACTGCTTTTGAAAAACTAAAAGCAGGAACGTCTGCGTTTGTAGAATTTAATCTATATTGCTGTGTAGGAATTCCGTTTACAGTTTCTTTTTTTACAGGTCTTCCAAAAGTACCATTTACAGGTAAAGCTGCATTTAAAACTTTTGTAAATTGTTCGTTCCAGTCTGGGTTAGAAGGATCGTTCCACAAAACTGTTTGATTTTCTAAATTTATATTGTTACTATCGAATAGTGTTTCGGTTGTACTAACACTTTCTATTTTAAGCAAACCGTTAGCTGCAATATTTCTTTTTGGATTATATGAAAGCAAACGTGCTAAACGTAATACGCTCTCTCTGCGCTCAGCAGTTTCTAAAAAGTTTTCTCTTGCATTTAAGTCAACTCTAAATGCTAAGTTTTGTCCTAAAAATGCAATTAGATCAATAATTGCAAGGTATTCAGAACTGTCTATATAATCATTGAAATCTTCAGGATAATTTTCTCTAAGATAAGAGATCATTGTTCGACGTAAATTGTCGAAATCATAACTTTGAAAATCAGCATTTTTATAAGACTGGTATATGCGTTTCCAGTCCTCAGCTACTAATAATCTATTTTGTCTATCTGTTGATGACATATTTCTTCCTTCTATAACGTATTTAGCTAATTGAGTAATGTACGTATATTATTATGTATTCAAAAAGCCTGCATTTTGGTCAAATGTTAATTTCATGTTTTCTGAAATATTATAAGGAAGATAGACAAGACTAACCTCTATTTGCAGGCCGCTTTCATACTGGTCTACTGTTATGTTATTTACTTTTACTCTTGGATCATAATTAACAATATTGGACACATTATCAATAATTGCATTTTTCATATCACCAGTAAAAGGTTCGAATAGAGCGTCCCATATAATTGTCCCAAATTCAGGATCGCTTAGTTTCTCTCCTTGCCTAATATGAAAATGATTTAAAATATCTTGTTTTATAAGCGAAAGGTCATATAAAACCTTAGAGGAGTTGCCTTCATTTACAGTGCTTATTCCTCTATAAGTACGTGATCCAGGAATTTCTGCATTCACACTTTTTTTGTTTTTTACCCTTATTTGTTTATAAAGTTGTTTTTCTAAATTGCTCATAACGTATTTACCTTACCTTCCTTTACGGAATGTATCTGCTACCTTTTTGTATTCTGCTTTGAAATTATTTCCTGTTTCATCTACTGTGTTTCCAGCTTCGGGATCAGCATCTGTTTTCGTTGATGTAAATTCGCTAGGATTTAAGTTCTCATGTGATAACCACGGTTCGTGTTGTGGTGTACGCATTGGCATATCTGCTGTTTTAGCAGCAGGTCCATTCATGTTTATTCCGTCTGGTGCTGTTTCTGTATGTGTTTTAGAACTAATATGAGTGCCTTCGCCTGCTGTGATTCTACCATCTTTGCCGGCTTTCAAACTTATGTTCCTTCCTGCTGTCATAATTATATCTCTATCTGCTGTAATGTTAAGATCGTTCTTAGTATGTACACTGACACTATCATTTGCAAAGATATCTATTTTCCCTTCAGCAGTCATTTCTATCCAAGTTGAGCCTTTTGCATTTCCTATGTAAATTAAATCTTCAGTATTATGCATAAGAATTTGATGGCCTGTTCTAGTGCGCCATCTTGTGAGCTCATTATGTGGTAACGTTACATCACCTACCTCATCTTTTTCAACACTTGCATATTCAGGTGGGCCTGCTTTTAAACCGCTTGAAGGCGTTTTTCTAAGCAACATTGGATCTCCGTCGTCCATTACAAATGTTGATCCGCCTAATCTGTTAAAGGGCACTTGACTCCTGCCAAAATTCTCTCCGTAATTTGCAGTGGGTTTACCTTGTCGTCTATCAGCAGGTCCAGGCGTACTCCATCCAAATACCATACTAGGAACTTCACGTCTTGCACTAGTAGTTGTAGTTCCTCTAGTAGTGTCACTTGATAACCCTTGGGTGTCTAAGACATTGCAGGTATCCATATCACAAGGCTTAATATATTTTGTTGGGTCTCTGCCTGTAGCATCTTCGAGTGATTTATTATATTCACCAACTGGTTTAGGCGAAGTGTTATCTTCAGCATTGTATGTTGTAGAGGCTCTTCCTGGTACCATAAAATTCATATACTTGTCTTGAACACATCCAATCCAATAACCGAATCCATAACTTTCTTCCATTGCAAGCACAACTACTTTTGTGCCAACATCTGGTGGAATAGCCCACATGCCGTAACTTTTTTGTGTATTATCAAACCCAGGATTAGGCTTTACACCGTCACGCGGAGTTACACCATAAAAAGGGCTTACATAATAACAAGGCATTAAATATCCGCTTCCGCCTTCGGGATTGCCTGCATCATTTAATTTAAGTATTTCAACTTCAATCGCACCCATGTACTCGCTGTCTAGATGATTTACAATCTTACCAATATATGGACCAGATGTTTCCATCCAGTCAGGGCGGTTAGTTCTTGAAAATTGATTCTTAATCATTTGTATTTCCTAAGTAGCATCATTTGTTTCAGATGCTCCTGTGCCAGTTTTTCCTTTAGCATCAGCATTTGCATCAACATTGTCTGTATATATTTGATTACCAGTTGTTGTAGGCTCGCTGTTGGTATCTCTACCCTCTTGATTACGTCTTCTAATTAATTTTAATTGCTGATTAAATACGCCTCCAGCTAAAGTAGACATACAAAAAATAACTTGATATACTCCGCTAAATGCACCTACTGGTTTTGTGCCATTTCCCGGAAATTCCATACTGCCGTCTTGGTTATAATCTAAAGGTGTTCTAAAATTTACTAATATATCAACTTCTGAACTTTGATAGTCCATTGTACCATCTTCAGTTAAATTGATTATAGGCGTTTCTGCAGCATTATAATTACCCATGCCACTATCTGCAATATAATAAGGATCTCCCCAAATAGTCATATTTGCTGTAACTAAGTCAACATTACTATTGACTAAAGCATCATTAAAATCTCTTGCTATTGATTCTTTCGTTCGCTCAGGTAGTCCGCCTTTTCCGGTAGATCCTGGTTTAGTAACTTCTTTAGTTGTAGTGTTACCACTACTACTTAAATTATCTGTATCGCCTGGTGTAGGTTTCTTTTTAGGACTCTTGTCTGGATTTCCAGAACTTTCTTCTTTTTCACTTTTAGACCCTGCTTTATTTTCACCGCCAAAAGGCATGATGCTTGTAAAAAATGCCTTATCAAATTCTAAATTAAATTCTAAAACATCATCGTTTTTGCCAGTATAAATGTAATCATACTGTTTACAACACTGTGCTTCGAGAGATTTTAATCCTGGACTTGCCTTTGTAGGCGGCATATATCTGTTAATATGTGCTTTGTAAGGTACTATTCTAAAAACGTATAATTTAGGAAATTGTCCTGTTAGATCCATTTGCTCGTAATTAGTAATATCATAAACATCTGTTTCAATTTTAAACCAAGGAATCATTCCATTTACATCTGGTTCAGCTTCTGATATCCGTCTACCGTAATCACTTAAAATAATAACTTCTTCGATAATATTTTGTATTTTACTTCCACTTTTAAATGTTAAATCTCTACCTTTATTGCTTATAGTGATATTACCTCTTTTAAACACACCAGTGCTAACTGTACTTGTTCTATTTCTGTTCGGAGGACCACCTTCTGTTGTAACAGTTTTAGTTTCTTCTACAAATTTTGGTCTACCAAAAGGTTGCTTTCCTCCATTTAGGTATGATTCAATAAGATCAGATTTTCCAATGTCATTTATATTTTCA